GCGTGGAATCTGCGGATTGATCGCGGCGAGGCCGCGTTCGCGGCCGAGTATCAGAATCAGCCGCTCGCTGACGACATCGCAAGCGACAAGCTCGAGCGGCGTGCGTTGGCCGCCAAGGCCATCAATCTCGCTCGAGGCGTCGTACCGTCTGGGCACAACACGATCACGGCGTTCATCGACGTGCAGGAGAAACTGCTCTTCTGGTTGCTGGCGTCATGGGGGGAGTCGTTTGGCGGTCACGTGTTCGCCTACGGCACGTTTCCGGACCAGGGCGTGTCGTTTTTCGAGGCGTCGACTGCCAAGAAGACGCTCGCGCGGGCCGCCGGCGGCGGGGCCGGCTTCGAGTCGGCCCTGCACGACGGTTTGACCAAAACTGTCAGCCTTCTCTGTAGTCGCGACTGGAAACGAGAGGACGGCGCGGGCTTGCGTGTCGGGCAGCTGCTGATCGACGCCAACTGGGGGCAGTCCACCACGGTGGTGCGCACCTTCGCCAAGCGGAGCGAGTTTGCCAATCTCGTCTTTCCGAGCCACGGTCGCGGCATAGGGGCGTCGAGTCAGCCCCTGGGTGAGAAGGGTCGGCATCGGGGCGATCGAGTCGGCCTGAACTGGAGGATCGGCCGGTTGGGTGACACCGACCATCGGTCCGTGCTCTACGACACCAACTGGTGGAAGACCTTTTGCGCCGCTCGCCTGCGGATGGGAATTGGGGATCCCGAGTCGATCACGCTGCACCAGGGGGACCATGACCTGCTGATCGAGCACCTCACCAGCGAATACCCGGTGCGCACCGAGGCCCGAGGGCGTGTCGTTGACGAGTGGAAGCGGGCCGGCCGCGAGAATCACTGGTTCGATTGTCTCGTGGGTGCGGCGGTGGCCGCGAGTATTTCGGGCGTGCAGCCGGCGGCCAGCGAGACGGCCGGTGCGCGTCGGAAAAAAGTCGTGATACCAGTGGGCAGCGACGGCAAGAGGCGTATCGAGGTCAAGAGGCTGCAACAATGAGCGGACCATTGATCGTGTGTGTCGCGTTTGTTTACGCGTGGATCGCAATAGACCAGTGGTATCGAGGCAATAGCGGCATGGCGATCGCCTACGCCGGATACAGTTTGAGCAACTTCGGTCTCGCCATGCTGGCGAAATAGGGGCCATAGGCCCTGCGCAAAACGCTGTCAATGGCCTAGCGTCAAGGCCATGAGCGATGAACTGCGCGACAAGATCGACGAGCTCGCCCAGGGCCCCCAGCGTGTCCGCACGGACGCCGGGGAAGTGGAGCACTACGACCTCGATCAGATGATCGAGGCCGATAAGTATCTCTCTGCAAAAAACGCGGCGACGCCGTCTGCTACCAACCGGCGGCGCGGGCTGCGTTTCAACAAGCTGGTTCCCCCGGGGTCTATCGAGTGAGCTGGTTCGGCGGCCTTTTTGGGCGGTCGCAGCCGCAGCGGGCGGCGGTGCAGGTTCGTGTCCGCGGCAAGTTCGACGCGGCCGAGACCGGCGAGGACCGACGCCACTGGGCCAACGCGGACGCGTTTGCGGCTGACGCCGCGCTGTCGCCGTGGGCCAGGCGGACGATGCGGAATCGAGCTCGCTACGAGCGGGCCAATAACTCCTATTTGGCCGGCATCTCGGCCACGCTGGCGAACGACCTCGTCGGTACTGGCCCGCGACTGCAGATGCAGACGGGAGATCTGGACCTAGATCGGGCGATCGAGCGGGTTTTTTATGACTGGACCACCCTCATCGATCTGCCGGGCAAGCTGCGGACGATGCGCGAGGCCCTGGTGGTCGATGGCGAAGCGTTCGCGCTCATGATCTCCAATCCCCGCCTCCCGGGCGTGCAGCTCGACCTGCGGCTTGTCGAGGCGGAAATGGTTGCCACTCCGACCGAGCTGATGAGTCAGACGATCACGCCCGAAGGCAACGTCGTCGACGGCCTCGAGTTCGATCAGATTGGCAACGTCGTGGCCTACCAGGTGCTGAACTTCCATCCCGGCAGCAACTACCGGGTCAACAACCTGCAGTTCGCGCGGGTGCCGGCTGCCCAGATGGTGCACTGGTTCCGGCCGAGCCGGCCGGGCCAGCATCGCGGGTATCCCGAGTGCGGCCCGGCCCTGCGGCTGTTTGCTCAGCTGCGGAGGTACACCGAGGCGGTGTGCGCGGCAGCGGAGACGGCTGCAGATTTCGCGGGCTTCCTGCGAACGAACAGCCCGGCCGCAGAGATCGACGAGGTCGACGCGTTTGCGGAGATGGAGATTCAAAAACGCGCTATGGTGACGCTGCCCGACGGGTGGACGTTCGAGCAGCTCAAGGCCGAGCAGCCGACAAGCACCTATCAGATGTTCAAGCGCGAGCTGGTGGGGGAGATCGGCCGCTGTATGCAACTGCCGTTCAACGTCTCGGCTCTCGACAGCTCGTCCTACAACTACGCGAGCGGACGCATGGATCACCAGGTCTATGCGATGACGCAACGGGTTCAGCGGGACGAGCTCGAGCGGCTGCTGCTCGACCGGCTGTTGGCGGCATGGGTCAACGAGGCCAGCCTGGCCGGCGTGCTGCCTGAGGGTGTGCCGCAGTTTTCGGAATGGAATTGGACCTGGCAGTGGGACGGCCGCGAGCACGTGGACCCTGCCAAGGAGGCCGCCGCAGCCGAGACGCGACTGCGCAGCCACACCACGACTCTGGCCGCCGAGTATGCGCGGCAGGGCAAGCGATGGGACGTCGAGCTGCGGCAGCGTGCGGCAGAGGTGTCGCTGATGAAGGAGCTCGGCCTGTTCATCGACCTTTTGCCGGATGGCAACTACCCCGGAGCGCTGCCTCCAGAGAATCAGGAGGACGTCGAGGCTGCCGATGGCTACCGGCCGCCGCGTGGTGTGCGGTCTGAGGCGGCTCGCGCGTTGGAATGGCGTCGCGAGTTTGGCCGAGGCGGCACGGCAGTCGGCGTGGCTCGCGCACGCGACCTTGCCGGCGGTCGCGAGATATCGGCCGAAACGATCGGTCGCATGGTCAGCTATTTCGCACGACACGAAGTGGACAAGCAGGCGGAGGGATTTTCGCCGGGCGAAGACGGCTACCCCTCCGCCGGGCGCATCGCCTGGGGCCTCTGGGGCGGAGACGCCGGGCAGCGCTGGGCAAACAGCGTCTGGGAGCGGCTGCAGGCGACGTGGGACTTTGACGACTTCGACGACGTCGAAGACGAGGAGGTGATCCTGCCATGAACAAGATCGAGATCCGTAGCGACGTTCAGTTCCTCGAGGCCGCCGACGCCGCAGCGGCGAGCCCCCGCAAGTTCCGCATCGTGGCCTATACCGGCTCGCCGATCCGGCAGGGCTGGAGCCGCGAGCCGGTCGTGATCGACGTGGCCGGCATGAAACTCCCGAAGACGGTGCCGGTTGTGCTTGGCCACGAGTACAGCCTGGCGGCGATCCTCGGCAAGGGAACGCCGAGTGTGGTCGACGGGCAACTCGTCGTCGAGGGCGAGGTGCTCGCCGAGTCGCCGGCCGCTAACCAGGTCGTGCAGCTGGCCGCCGCCGGCTACGAGTGGCAGGCGTCTGTTGGGGCCGACGTCCGTCGGCACCAAAAGTTCGACGTCGACACTGCCGCAACCGTCAACGGTCAGACCCACGTCGGGCCTGTCCGAGTCGTCAAGGCCTCAGCTCTCCGGGAGGTCTCGTTCGTAACTCTCGGCGCTGATCCGGAGACCAGCGTCGCCATCGCGGCCACCGAGGTCGTAGAGGAGGAACCCATGGCGGCAGACGCCACCACAAAGCCCGCCGACGAGGTGCTCGAAGCCTCGGCGGCGGTCGCCCCGGCGGAGGTCGCCGTGGTCGACGAGCAGCCCAACGTGACCGTCAGTGCTGAGACCGAAGGCCTGAAGGCCGAGGTCGAGCAGCTCAAGAAGGAGATCGTCAAGATGAAGGAGCTCGAGCAGGTTCGCGCCTCGCGGGCTGCCGCCCCGAGCGTGCAGTCGGAAATCGACGGTGACAGAGTCATCGAGGCGGCGCTGGCCCTTCAGGGCGGCCTGCCGAACGTGGAGAAGCGGTACGACGAGCGGACGCTCGAGGCGGCCGACAAGGCGGCTCGAAACGTCTCTCTCGCACAGGTCGTGCTGCGAGCGGCGATGCAGAACGGCTACGACGGCCCGCAGCGTCTGACGTCTGCGACCCTCGGTCCGGTGCTGCGGGCGGCGTGGGCGACCCACTCCATCGCCGGCATCCTGTCGAGCACGGTGAACAAGTTCCTGCTGGCCGGTTTCGACTCTGTCGAATCCGCCTGGCGGCAGATCTCGACGACTCGGTCGGTCAACGACTTCAAGACGCTGACGTCGTACCGGCTGAACGGCGGGTTCAAGTTCGAGAAGGTCGCCAACGGTGGCGAGCTGCAGAATGCGGCTGCGAGCGACGAGACCAGGACGATTTCGGCTGACACCTACGGCATCATGACGTCAGTGACCAGGCAGGACCTGATCAACGACGATCTTGGTGCCCTCACCGCTGTTCCGCAGCGGATCGGCCGAGGCGGGGCTCTCAAGCTCAACGACGTGTTCTGGGCTGCGTTCGTCGACGACGCGTCGTTTTTCACGGCTGATCGTGGCAACCTGCGGGCGGGTTCGCACGCTCTCAGCCTGGCCAACCTGAAGAGCCTCGCGACGCTCTACAGGAAGCTGAAGGATCCCGATGGCAACCCGGTGGCGATCGAGCCGCGAATCCTCCTGGTCCCGCCGGACCTCGAGCTGACGGCTGCCGAGATCATGGGGTCGAGCCTGATCCAGGCCGGCACCACCAC